TGAGACGAGCAAATGCGATCTGCTTGTTATCAAGCTCGGTTGCAAGTGGCTTGGCGTACTGCATTAGTTCAGAACCAGTTTTACCTTCGAGTACGCGTGGAACATCAACTGTCCATGCCCATTCTTTATAAAGAGCTTCTGGCTCTTCGAGCGCTGATCTCTGAGCAGCTGGAAAGGTACCAGATCCGTCAGCGGCCATTGCCTGAACTGCGCCGTAGCCCAATTCTTTGATTTGTAGATACTTGACACTACGTGCCGTTGCGTCCATCTCGGACAATTGCTTAACATGATTCCACATATCACTGTTTTCAGAGAGATTACGTGTGAATCCAGTCATTTGGTAGATCTTGAGAAATTGATATACATTAACATTTGCCAAGAGATTACTAATTTCTGCTGCAGCCATCGGGCTACTCCTTTTTCATACTTTTTAAATTAACGGCCCCGCATCAAGTCCACCAATTCGGACATTGACCCGCCATTCTTCTTCCATTCTGATTCGATAGAAGCTTGGCCATAGTTACGTGTACTGGCGACCTGAGCATTAGCTACTGCCACCTCGGACTGCGCGGCTACTTTCTTGTCAGCAATTTTGGAAGATGAACTATCCTGGTTGCTTACTAGACGTTTTGCCTTGTTTGCGTATATACGACGAATGTCCCTTTGTGTAATGTTTGCTTCACCCTTAGATTCGCGTGAACGCTGAATTCTAATGATATCGGCCATAGCCGAGTCCCGCAACATTTCATTCAAATTGGACGCTACGTCGGCGTCTTCAACCCATTGGTTCAAATCGTATCTGGAGTTCGCGTCCTCGAGGTACCCGGTAAACTCGGCTTCCTGCACTTGGGCAGACCGAGCGTTAATTTGGGCTTCTAGTTTCGCAATCCGATCAGTGTCGTTTTGACTTCTGAGCTGTTCGTTATTCTTTTGCTTTTGCAGATCCAGTTGTAAACGTTTCTCTGGACTTGCTGACTCATATGCTACTCGTTCGTTGACGAGTTCTTGTATAAAAGCTTCGGTGTTCTCTCCGAAGATTGTTGATAATGCATGCTCTTTGTGTCCGTTTTCCAACAGCCGCCGTGCTGATTCTACGCGTTCTGCGATCTCTGCCTTGTCCGAATAGTCTTCGGTCAACTTTATCTTGGCCTCGAGATCTTTTGATTGCTGCGCCATTTCGCGCATCTTAACATCAAATCTTGCACCCTTGTTCAACAGTTCTTGAACTTTCGGGTCTTCCCAGTTCTTGGGTATCTTAATGGGTTCTTTCGATCCCTTGACTTTTAACTCGATTTGATCTATAGTAACATCATCAGTTGGTACTACGGGCTCACCGTCTGCGGCCAACTCGGGAGCCGGCGCTGCGTTTGCATCAATAACCGACTCGAGGTCAGACGATTGCCGGACATCAGGTTCGGGTGTCCAAACTTCTCTGTCTACGGCGGTGCCTTCGGTTCCAGACATCTGGTTCATCAAGGCGTTGCCTAGCTGTGCATCTGTTGTGCTGGCGGCGTCTGGCATGTGATTCGTTTCGTCTATATCACTCATACTATATCTCCAATTTGCTCAGGTGGACCATTACTGGCGGACCTGTGTACGTGACGGAATTGCCACAATGTATCTACTCTAACATATTTTAACTCAGATGTCAAGTTCTTTTTTCAATTAATTATAGAACTCCGCCAATGTCCGGCACTGGTGGCATTGCTGGTCCGGGAACCGCAGTCATACCAGGGGGTTGGCCCGGGGCACCTGGATCGGCACCTGGCTGGGAATTTGGATCAGGAGCAGCTGTTTCTGCTGCCAACTGTTCCCGTGCGTCCATATGCTCATATATGGCTTCTCGTAACGAGGAATCGAGCTGCAAGAAATCACGGGTCATCACAAATTCCATCGCCGCCTCTGCCATCTCTAGGTGATATGCTTTGCGCATCAAAGATGCTTGTTCTACTTCTACTTTTCCGGACTTTTCAAACCGCTCGATTGCTTCTTCAAAGATCTCGAGCTGGCGTTTGGCCGCTATTTCCGGAGCATCGAATAAGTCGCCAATCTCATTGTATCTGAGAGACCGCAATATCTTCTTGGGACTCACGCCCGCTTCAATCTGCAGATCTTTGGACTGCAGTATTTCTTCTCGGCGCATTGCAGGATCGAGACTGAAGCTCGTCCCGTATTCGACATACAATACGTACCCACTGGCGATGTCGGCCCCCGATAAATATTTAATCGTGGGTGCATTTTCTTTACCAAGGACCTCTAGAACTCTTTCGGTCTTCCAGTTCTGTACTACGGATGACAAGTATGTCTTGAATACGAATTTGACCATTGCTGTGTATTTATTGAATAATCTGTGTCGTACCATGTTTGCTGCGTTGATTGCAGTTTGACTGGCGAACCCACTGAGTTCTCGGCTGACTTTGCCCTGCAGTAATTCATTAACACCCATTACTCCATCCATTGCTTCTAACATCTGTTGACGTAGATTGTATACATCGGAACTGATTGAAGCTGGCTTGAGATGGTACGGTGCATGTGAGTGTGTTCCGTTGACCGAAATGATGTCAACTGGGTCGTCGGAGAAATCATCGGCATTAACTTCTGCTCCGTCGAAGATCACCAACTTGACCGAACCATGCAGTTCAATATTGTTCAACGTCATGTTATCTAGAGAATCGACAACGTTAGCCAGCATGATTGCGAAATCAACTGTGGTCTTGCCGTAGATTTCACCCGGTACATCAATATCCGTCAGTATGCCGTATGGAATGATAGCACCAGGATGCGGGTTCTTTGTCATCTTACCAAGAACTGTGCCTTCTTCGACCATAAAGCACCTGCGTCCGGCCATACCGTTCTCCGGCAGACCACGTTCGGTATATTCGTATACTTCCACGAGCATGTTACGTGGATCATCACCAGCACCCGAAGATGTAGCAGACCCAGAAGTGGATTTGATAGAATTGATACGAGATGGATGATCGGTATTATCAACCAGAGTAGACATCAGCAACTCTTCGTGCTCTGGCCACTTGGACACAGCAGTGGGAAAAGGTATCAGTTTACGTTCAAACGTATAATTAACATCTTCCCAAACAGTAGCATCTCTGTCGAACCAGATATCCCATATTAATATTGGACGGCATTTGAAATCACCGTGCATCTGGATTTCATCGGATGACTCGTCAAAGGTCATAACCTTGCCAGCATCGGGATCATGGTATGGCTTTACAAATCCACTGCCATACGTCAAAGTCGATAATGAGGTGAGGTCCATGTATTCTTGCAGATTATATTGTTCTCTGCCATACTGGATGATGTCGTCGGCTGCTTCTGTAGCACGTCTGTCTGTTAATTCATTGGAAGTAGCCCGAGGTATTACAGATGGGGGATTGGCTGACATCTGCGAGTGTAAGAACCTGAGATTCTGCATTACCCGTGGAATGTGAATCGAGCTTGTCTTTGATCCGGCTGATGCTTGGAATATCTCGGCCAGACTGTTGCCCGACACAGACGGCGTAAGCTGATTGGCCGCATTCGATGCAAACAGACTGGATTCGTTGGCTTTCCAGCCAGCTTCAAAGTTCTCTTCGCGGTTCTTCTTGACCAACTCGAGTCGGCGCTTCAATATATCTTTGGCTTCGTCGGTGGTCCATGATTTGACCTTTAGCTTGCTCATCTATTTCCTCGGTCTAAAATTGTCTTTTGCGTTCTTTTACAATGCGGATCAACGATGATCTGAATTCATTGATATCCTTGCGGATTATTCTGACTTCTTCTAACTGTCGCTGTGCCATCAAGAACATCAGTAGGCTTGAGACGAACATTCCCGCTAGAACAAATGATATTACTAATGTCGTGCCCATTATTTACTCCGTAGTCCAGTTATCTTGCTCGCGCCCACCGCGTGGAACCGCGTAACTTTCTCATCTTAGTTGTAACACGTTTCGCATCAGAATGCAACTTTTTCTTCCACTCGATGCGTAATCTTTCTTCAACCCGTGGTTCTATCTGTAATGTCTCGTATCTGGGCTTCAGTCGGATGAAATATCGGAATGTATCGGCTGTGTGATACTTAGATGCCTGCAGTATCTTGTCTGGGCTTACTTCTGATCTCTCGCATGTGACCAATTCATCGGCTAACAGCTCGGACCCTGGAGCCAAGTATGCGGTCTGACGACACATTGCGTCATTACACGCATCTACCATGTTCTCTTTTTCATATGCCTTTTCGGTGATCGGTATATACGTAATGCCTTGTATTCGTGCTTCTTTATAAAACCCGCTTGGATTACAGTCGCTTATGCGCTTCACTACGTTAAATGGTTCAACCAGCTTTTCGACATCTGGTACCATTACGGAGAATGCAGAACCCACGAGATACTTTGCCATTACACAATACCAGGTGTCGGCATTTGGCTCTCTGGCCCAAACAGTCAGTCCGGCTTTGCCCGATGCTGCTGGATCTACTACGACTACGTGTGGCCATATGTGCGGATCATAATTCTCTGGTGACTTCCAGTTCTTCTCCGGATCATACATGAAGACGGCGGTATCTGCTGACATCCACTTGCCATACATTCTGGCATTAAATTCAGACTCAGACTTAGACAAAGCACGTATTTCGTCAATGATCTCGGCTTGTGTAAGATCAGCAAATGCGGGATTATCAAGAATCGAGATAAACCACTTATGTGCTCGGACCGAAGGTCTGTCAACGATCTTCTTGATCTCGTTATTTCTGAGCAATGGGGTAAATGTACAATACATGAAACCACCGGCATCGAATATACGTGCCCGCAGCTCGTTCAATACACCCACCTTGCTGGGCATTTCATCAAGCCACACTACTTGGGCTGCGTATCCCTGGGCTTTCTTTCGTGCGGATTCGGCATCATTGTGAGATATAAAGATTATCCGGTTACCGTTCTCGCGATTCACAACACGACTTATTCTGCCACCTTGTCGATCTATCTTGTAACTGCCTGGCTTCAAGAAAGGAACAATCTTATCTTCCCAAAGTGCAGATTCCATTTGCTCGCCGACCTGGCCAACCATCAATATTGTTATTGGACCATCGCCCCACTTGGCCGGACGTTCCATGTATGGGTGATTGTTCTCGAACCACCATGACACAAGTCTGGCCCCGAGCTGACTCTTTCCGGCTCTATTCGACGCTACAATATAATGAATATTCTTTTTAGAGTTGATTATCTCGAACTGCCTTGGAGTTGGCCGCGAACCGATTATCTTTGCATCGAAGGCGAATAACAATTTCTTACGGTACTCGGCCTGTAATCGGACCAACTCTAGTTTCTTACGCTGTTCACCAGTGAGATTCATTTAGCCCCAGCTGCCATTACACACGACGACTTATATAGGCATCAGTGACTGTAAACTGGTCTAGTGCTCCGGTTGTTGCCACAATACGTAACTTTTCCCATAACGGCAGTACCGGCTCGTCGGTCGAGTTCTCGACATTGAGACTCAAGGTGCTGAAGGTTGGTGTGAAGAAATGCCCATCGCCGCCAGCTGGTTGGGTCAGTACTATTGCTGTGCCGGCAATAGCCAAAGCACGAGTGGACGCAAGTTGAAACTTGCCCGATGTTTCATAAATAGCATAATAAATTGTATTGTTAGCAAGACCAGTAACAATACCGGCACCATCGCAGTGATAGTATATTTCGTCACCGGTATTGAAACCATGAGAAGACAAAACAACATCGTCATCAGCCGTGATGATTGTTGTATCAGCAAGAATCAGTGTTCCTCCTAAAGCAACAGTAGCCAACGCGGCCCCTGGATTGACATCTTCAAAGTTGGTTCCATCCCATGAATGCTGTAGCTTCCATGTGATTCCGGTTGTTTCGACTGCAACCGATGTCTCTAGACGGACTTTGATATTTAACGTATCTTCTGCACTCAGGTTAGCACATGTAACCACGACTGTTTCTGTTGCAGAGGCACCGACTGCGACGGCCCCCGAACTCTTTAGATAGTTTGCTGTACTCAGATTTACGCCCATTGTATTATCCTTTGCTTCTAGGGTTTATATTAGTTATGCTCCGTCTACTAAGTAGAAGTCTAACGAGACTGATATCTTTGATGTTGCAGCAGCAGACGATCTGAACCAGATGTCTGTTAAGGCCTTTATCTTTGTGTGTGACTTTCTCTGACTAATATGCTCTCATGGGGTGTAGTACCAGCTGAGGACATCTGTGCTCCAATGTCTTCGGGCCAACTCTAAAGCCGACATAGTCAACAATTACCAACTAGTGCCGGACACCGCCAACTATGTCGGCTTTACCACTCATGTTATTCTGGCTGCTTTCAAACTATTGCCCGGCAATTGCTTACCGGGCTATAATTGGCCAACCTCTGCTGTGACGGTTGTGTGATGGCTCCCACCAACACGTTACCCCCAATGCAGAGATACATACACGAT